AAGACATTTATAAAGTACACCTAAAATCAACACTCGAAAACAATAAAATATTCCCTATGTATTACGATAATATTTTTATTTATGAATTTCCAGAAAATTTAAATTATAATTCAAAAAAAAGCTTTACATCTATAGAAATTAATTTACACACAGCAAATTGTCTAAGTAAAGATTCTAATTATTCATTAAAAGATAAAAATGATAATGAGTTATTTACGGAGATGATGAAGATATCTGAAATTATTGCAAATACTGATTTGTTGAAAGGGAAATTAGATTTTAGTATACATAAAAACAAGTAACATAATATTATAATATCATATTGACATTTAAAGCACCATAAGTATGGTGCTTTTTTATTTTTTCCAAACTATTTATTTGAAAATAATAAACTAAATGTCAAAAGAAGGAAAATATATTATAAGCGAATTCTACGCTTTTAGTCCGGACAGACTCTTAATAAAAGAAGCTGAAGATAATAAAGTAGCTATTACTTTAAAAGGTATTTTACAAAAAGGAAATGCCCTTAATAAAAACGGAAGAAAATATCCAATAGAAATTCTTAAAAGAGAAGTTGATAAATATAATCAACTTGTAAAAGAAAGAAGAGCTCTTGGAGAATTAGACCATCCGGATTCAGCAGTAGTATCATTATCAAATGTTTCTCACCTTGTTACAAAAATGTGGTGGGAAGGAGAAACTCTTTATGGAGAAGTTGAAATTATCGATACTCCGTCTGGAAATATTCTTAAAGGTTTATTAAGAAGTGGTGTTATGTTAGGAATCTCTTCGAGAGGAGTTGGTTCTGTAAAAAGTCAAGGTGGAGCTGATATAGTTCAAGAAGATTTTGAATTAATCGCTTTTGACTTCGTTTCTTCTCCATCAACTCCTGGTGCTTATATGTTTAAAGAAGGTGTAGAAAGAGTTGGTATGAAAAGAATTACTGATGATAGTTTTAAAACTTTAAGAGCAGAAGACGTTGATTCAGCGTCAAATACTATAAAACACAACAAATTACTTAGCATAGCTAACCAAAAATTTTGGATAAAGTCGTAAATAAAATGGAATTTACTTTTTTATCTACTATTTATGATGAAATAAAACGTCTTTCAAATCAATATTAGAGATGAGCATTAAAAAAAGTTCAATACAGCAAGCACTAATCGAAGCCAGAGAAATAGAAAAATCTGCGCTTGATAACGCTAGAAAGGCTCTAGAAGAAGAGTTGGCTCCTAAAATCAAACAAGTTGCTATTGATGCACTTAAAGAATTTGAGCAAAAAGCTATTAATGAAGATATAACAATTAAAATAGCTACCGATGGTGGTGAAACAATTGAAACTCCAGAAATAACTAACGACGAAACCCCTGAAACATTGGGTGATGAAAATGAAATAGCTGACGATGAGATTCCATCTGAAGAAAACAATAACATAGACAATTTAGACGAAATGGATATTTTTGAAATTGATGGCCTTGGTGAGGCAGAAGAAATAGCTCAACCAGAAGGTGGGGCAGCTCCAGCAGAAATGCCAGCTCCAGAAGATGCAACTGCTCCGGAAGGTACAGAAGCTCCAGCTCCAGAAGGCGAAGAAGCAGCAACTATCGAAACTGTTAATCAAAAACTTGATGACGTTTTAGCTAAACTTGAAGCAATCTCTTCAGAAGAATCTGAAGAACATGGTGAAGGCGAAGGCGAAGGTGATGTTGAGATTATTGATGACCAACCAGAAGCTCAAGCTCCTGCAGGTCCTCCAGCACCGGCTCCAGCACCAGCTCCAGCACCAGCTCCAGCTTTACAAGAAGATGACTTATTTGAATATGAACTTGATGACAATGATATGGAAGAAGAAGTTGTTTATGAAATGGAAGATGATGCAAATGTGGGAGAAGAAGTTATGTTTGAATTCGAAGATGAAGCACAAGGAGGATTTGGCGATAATGGAGACGATAATGAATTAGACATTTTTAATGAACTTGAAATTGTTGACGAAGATGAAGCAACTTTTGATGCAGAAGAAGATTCAACAATGGAAGAAGATTCTTTACATAGAAGACTTCGTGCTGACCAAAGACAAAAAGAAAGAAATGGAGTTTCGTTAAGCAAACATGCACCTCATTCGCAAATTGCAGTTAATGAAAACAAAAATAAAATTAAATCTCAAAATGAGTCGAAAAACGACGAGATACTAAAGGAAAACGAAAGTTTAAAACAGACGATAAAAGAATATAAAGAGTCTTTTGTTGTTCTTAGAAAACAAATCAATGAAGTACAGATTTTCAATGCAAAATTAGCTTACGCTAATAAGCTCTTCACAAATGGAGGTCTTACAAATGATGAGAAAATTAAAATCGCTGAAGATTTTGACAAAGTTCAAACTATTGAAGAGGCTAAAAAACTTTACAATACATTCTTAAGCGAAATGAAAATTTCAAAATCACCAAAAACTACTCCTATTGATAAATTGAAATCCTCTAGCCCAGCTGTTGTAAGTTCTTCAAATTCTCAAACACTTTTTGAAAGTGATGAAATGAGAAGAATGAAAAGATTAGCCGGAATTAGTAAAAAAATTGAAGGGTAAATTAAACAAATAAAAAAAACTAAAACTAAAAAAATGAGTGAATTATTAAATTCAGGACAAGTTGGTCTAACAACTCTTAGAAATTTGTCCGAACAAAGAAAAACAATCATCAAGAACTGGGAGAACTCAGGTTTACTTGAAGGATTAAACACTGGCAAAAAACAAAATATTGCACAGTTACTTGAGAACCAAGCTTCTCATATGTTGAACGAGGTAACTCTTGATTCATCTGCAGGTCGTTTTGACACTGTTGCTTTCCCAATGGTACGTAGAATTTTCTCTCGTCTATTAGCTAACGAAATCGTTTCTGTACAGCCTTTGGCTTTACCTTCTGGTTTGTTATTCTATATGGATGCAAGAGTTTCTTTGGATAAAGTAGCTCCTCAAAATACTGCTAATGGCCAAGCTGGTCCAAACTTCAGCCCGAACTCTGCATATGAGAGATTCTATGACAACAGAGGTTATGATGCATCTTTCGGTACTGCAGTTACTGCTTATGGTACTGTTCAAACTGTAGGTTCTGGAAACACAACTACTGGTTTACTTGAAACCAATATACTACTTGGAACATCTTTTGATGTTAACAAAGCTCAGTCATCTGCTTCTTTAGCAATGTCTGCTGTAACTAACGTTGTTTACAACGGTTCAATCGTGGTTCTTTCAGGTTCTACAATTAAATATTACTCATCACTTCAGAAATGGGGAGCTGATTTATTTGCTAATGGTCCATCTCCTGTTACGCAAAGTGCTGGTATCGTTCTTGACGTTCGTCCTGTAGGTGTTTATGGTGCTGCATTTAACTATGCATTATTGAAAGATTTCACTTTCATTCCAACTTACCAAGTTTATAACGACCTTGAAGCTAAGTCTGAAATGTCTGAACTTACAATTCGTTTCTCTTCTGTTACAGTTAACACTATGACAAGAAAAATGAGAGCACACTGGACTCCTGAATTAGCTCAAGATTTAGAAGCATATCATTCAATTGATGCAGAAGCTGAGTTAACCGCTCTTCTTTCTGAAGAAATTGCTGCTGAAATCGACCGTGAAATCATCAGAGACCTTGTGCAAGGTGCTATGTTTGAAGCTCGTTGGGATTATGCAGGTTTAAAAAACAATGCTAACTTCTTCGGTACTCAAAAAGACTGGAACCAAACTCTTATCACTAGAGTAAATGAGCTTTCTGCTCAAATACACAAAGCTACATTACGTGGTGGTGCTAATTGGATTATCTGCTCTGCAGAAGCTGGTGCTATTTTTGATGACTTGGAATATTTCCACGTAGATTCTTCTGCTTCTCCAGAAACAGAAAAATACAACTTAGGTGTTGAGAAAATGGGTAACTTAGGTAATAGATATGTGGTTTACAAAGACCCTTATATGCCTGCTGGTATCGTTCTTTTAGGACACAAAGGTAACACTTTCCTTGAGGCTGGTTACGTGTACGCTCCGTACATTCCACTTCAGTTAACTGCTACTATCTACGACCCTAATGACTTTACTCCACGTAAAGGTATTATGACTCGTTACGCTAAGAAAATGATTAACAACCGTTTCTACGGTGTTATCATCCTTGATAACTTGAATACTTACGCACAAGTTTACTCTTAATCTGAGTAATACCTGAGTAAGGATTAGATAATAAAAACCCCGGTAATTAGATTGCCGGGGTTTTTTGTTGTTATAATGGCCAAAGGGAATGGCGGTCAATTCATTTCGATGCCAGCGTCCTCTTGCAAAACGCCTTCTACTTTACTCTGCCCGAACTCCACTCCCAATTATTTAAATATTTTTAAGTCTTGAAGAATTATTTTACAAGAATCGTTTTCAACAATAACTCTCATTTCTTTAAACTTTCCGGTCGCAAATTCATTGGTTGTAAATTTAACGATGTATACATCATTAACTTTAATAATTGATTTAACCTTAAGTTTATAATTGTAATCATAACTTGTATATGACTCAAGAACTTTCGCGGAACCAGACTTTTTAATCGATTCTTTAGAAGTAAATTTTAAAGCCATATCATAATGTTGATTACTCAACATAGAAATGAAGAAATCTCCAAAATTAGAACCAAAAATATTAGCTGGATTAGCATATGGTTTACTAACTGTTTGAGAGATAGCACCATATGATAAAATGATGGCGAAAATTGCGATTAATTTAGTTTTCATAATGTCTCCTTTTATTATTTAAACGTATAAACCTTGAAAATGTTACACTTTTTATTAAACTATTTATGCACATAACTTAAAAACAATCAAAATGGGTCAGAAAATAACAATATTACAACTTAAAAATCTTATAAAAGAAGAAGTAAAAAAACGTTTAAAAGCGGATGAAATCCTTGAAGAAGCTGCCAAAAAGAAGCCCTCTGCCGGACTTACAAAGAAAGAGAAATCAACAGTAGTTAAAAAAGCTAAAGCTGGTGAAGATATCGGAGAAAAAGGAAAAGGTTTTAAAGAAATTGAGAAAAAAGCGAAAGAAAGTGGCGCTAAAGACCCTAAAGCAGTTGCTGGTGCGGCAATGTGGAAAAACTTAGCAAAGAAAAAAGCAGCGAAAAAATAATAAAGAAACCGGTTAATAGCCGGTTTTTTATTTTATATTCTTTAATAAGTGTTTAATAACTGGCACTGTGAATCCATTTCCAATCATTTTATATCTTTGAGTCTTGCTGACATAATTCGTATAATTATCTGGCAGTCCCTGTAATCGTTCACACTCTAAAGGCGACAACATTCTAAATCCACTTTCACTTGTTTTACATTCAATATATGGCGCGTGAGGAGGTTGTTTATAATAAGAAGCCATCAATACTTTTGATTTGCCATTAATGTCCGTTGATTTCCATTTATAAGATTTTAAAAATGCTTGATGATGTTTTTTTGACAAATGAAATTCATCAATATCTTCCAAAACATCTTTTAACATTATGTCGCATTTTCCATATTCATCTACCGGTATATTTGTCCAGTAATATCTATTTCTATTTTGAGCTGTGAAATCGGCCGAGTTTATTTTAATAGGTTGGACACCCATTAATTCGCTCATTTTATCTTTTTCAGTATTTTTCATACTGGCCACATTTTCTAATAAAAAATATTTTGGATTTAATTCTTTTTTTAATCTCACATATTCAAAAAATAAAGAACTCTTTTCTCCATCTAATCCTTTTTTATCCCCGGCCATAGTTAAATTTTGACAAGGAGAACCTCCAATTAATAAATGTATTTTAGGTAAATCAGCAGCTTTTATATTTCTAATATCTCCAAGATGAATAGTGTTAGGATAATTTGCTTTATGAACCCTCATTGCATATTCATCAATTTCGCTGGCATAATAATTACACTCAACACCTAATTCATCTAAAGCAATTCGTGCTCCTCCTAAACCATCAAATAAAGATAAAATGTTTTTCTTGGACATTATAAAGTTTTTCTTATAAAAATCTTTTCTGGCATTGGACCATCGAAGACAAACTTTGTTACATCACAAAGCCATAATTCAAGATTTAATGGTGTATTTGAAGATTCTTCATAACTTTCCATAATATAATAACCTCCACCTTCTTCTCCTCCGTTGCGTATCAATTTCAATTCTGTTGAACCAGGGTATTCTGATAAAGAAATGTTTAATTTAACTTCTGTCCCGTTTTCTGTAATGATTTCAAGCATTGTGTCGGCGCCGGCTACCATTTCTAAATCAGCTTTTGTTCCAGTCCATTCAGGAAGGTCAACATACCACCTTTTGCCTTCTTTATAAAAACGATATGTTTTTAATTTATTAATAGAAGATAAACTTTCTTCAACAATATTGTGTATTCTTGGATTTACTTTTTCTTTCCAAGATTCACTTCCTTCAGAAATTTCTTTTCTTATTTGAGTAGCACTAATATTGTATATTGCTGGAGGTGGCTCAAATTCATTTACTTCATAACCAACACCTCTTCCCCAATTTACAGATTCAATGTCTGGTATAATCATAACTTCAACATCACAAGTTTCAAAAGCTTTTTCAATTATCATTGCTGAGGTTTCTGCAGGTAAAGGATTTGATTCGTCCGGAGTAACATCTCTAACCATTATTAAGACCGGAATATTTTTATCTAGTTTGTTTTTAATTAACCATTCGTGACCTAAATGAAATGGTTGCCACCTTCCTATAAACAAAGCTCTTTTTTCGTTTGACATTATTTTATAATTTAAATTTTGATTTAATAAATGATAATGGAAATTTAGTTAAATATAAATAAAAAGAATCCCAAATCAAACATAAATCAATAATATCTATATGTGATTGTGCATCTGGACACATTCCTATTAAATGATAAATTGTTTCCATTACAAATGTGCTCCCACCTGGGTTCGAACCAGGGACCCCATGATTATGAGTCATGTGCTACTAACCAACTGAGCTACAGGAGCAAAATAAAGGCCTCGACTTTACAAAAACAAGCGGAGTGTTTCTATCACTACTTGTATCATTGTACCTTTTAATTAAACATTTTTTTTCTGATGCTAGGTGCAGCTTATTCACCCCTTAATCAACTATATGTGGTTGATTTGTAGTCCCGGATGGAGTCGAACCATCGACCGCATGTTTAGAAAACATGTGCTCTATCCAACTGAGCTACGGAACCATATTGTGCAAATATAATTATTATTTTTTATTCATCAAAATCAAGACCATAATCATATTCAAAATTTTGTTTTTGAGAAACAATTTTTTCCAACATTACGAATCTTTTTGTAAGATTTCCGTGACCTTCAAATTCCATTGAAATTCTTATTAAATTCTTTAAATCAAGTTTTCCATATATGCCTTTAAAAATTTTATCAAGTTTATATTCTGATAAATCTAAATTTGCTGCTAATTCTTTATATGAAAGTTTTTTATTAATTGCGTGTTCTTTTAAACAAGCTCCTATGAAATGTATTAATGAACCCTTACCTTCTGAAGGTGTTTTTAAAACATTAATTTCCCCCTTTTTATTAACAGTTATTTTTTTGGAAATCAACAAAAAGAATGAATTGGTATCAGAAGCAAACCAACACCCTCCCTTTTTATATAAAGAAGGTTGGTCCATTTTTAATTTTACCTTTTCATCATTGTTGTCAAATAAATAAAGAGGATATACGATAGTATTTAAAACATATTCTGAACTTTGGTTTTGTTTACAAATAAAACAAGTAACACAATCTTGAGGATTTAATCCTTGAGATTTTAATGATTTCTTAGTGTGATTTATATATGAATTACTTAGATTTACCATGATGTTCCTTGGCTTTTTTTCTTCTATCTTCTTTTCTGGTTTTTGCACTAGTTGGGCCGACGTGCTCTCTTAAAAAAAGTTCTTTTTTAAATGCTTCTTCTAATTGAATGTCATCATCTTCATAGTCAGAGTGATAAAACTTTCTCATTCTTCTAAATTCAGTAAGAAGTTGTTTGGTAGGCATTTTTTGTAATTTTTCCGGAACTTCTATGTTTTCCCAATTAGCTATTTCTTGAAGGGTTTTATCTGGAATTACTTGGCCAAATGTTTTTTCAAATCTCACTTTATTTTTGCCACAAATAACACCTATTTTAGGATAAGTTTCATCTTCTACATTAAAGTATTCAATGACTCCATTTCTCCAAGTTTTATCTGGTTTACTAACCTTAACCGGCATACCTATAAAAAGAATATTATCTCCCCATCCATATCGAGAAAGACCACCGCTTTCACTAAGATAAAACTTATTTTCTTTATGGTTTTTCTTAAGAATTTCTAACTCTCTCTCTTTACGTAATTTCTCTAATTTATCTTCTTTTGATTCCATAATCATTATTTCAATATTGTTTAAACGATAAAATTTCAAAAAAGTTACTTATCTTTTTCTGCGTCACCCATATGTTTAGCAATAAAACTTAAATTACTTGTAACTCCTTGAATCATATCTTTTTCCATTCTGGCTCTCCTAATTTCTAAGACATTATCGAAATTTTTATTTAAAATATCTGATACTGTCTGACACACAACTAAATCATAATAATACATAGATTTACTACTAGTCAATGTAAGATGTACATCTTCCATTATAACAAACATTTTTCTACGTTCATTTCTGATATATCTTTTTTTTGATATAGGAGCTACCATCATTACAGAGGTCTCATCTTTAATTAATGTTTTAATGATATGTATAGCTTCCTGTTCCCTTTCATTAGGAATATATGGCTTACTAATTCTTCTTCTAAATTTAAGTTTCTTTCTTGCTAATTTAACTTTTATCTTTCCCCAAAAACTCATTTTAATTATTATTTTATTATTTCTAACTTATGACATTCAGCCAAACTTGGAATTTCCATTTTTCTAGAATATCTTTTTATTACTTCATCTTTAACCATCTTAGACTCTTCTCTTTTTCTGTTTTGAATCAAAGCTTGCTCAACAGAACAATCAATATAAATAATTTTAACTTTAGCGCGATAATCAAGAGCCATGTCTGCAATAGTTGACCTTTGAAGTTCGGTCATATTAGTTCCATTCCAAAGAACATCTTGTTTTTTTCTAAGATTAACTTTTAATTCTTCTTTTGCTTCTTGAAAAACGAATCCTTGAGCTTTTTCATCACTCCATTTTATTTTGTGTTTTTTACGAATAGCATCAAGTTCAATAATTGGCCCACTATAATTTTTTTCTATCCAAGTGTTTTTGCCACTTCCAGGAAGACCACACATAATTGTAACCCATCCACCTTCTGGTTCCCAAATTTCTTTACCGGGATATCCACCATTTTTAAAATAATGAATTCTGGCCCAATCATTTGAAAATTGGTATGGTTGGTCAAAACAATTAAGGTTTTGAGCTCTTTCTTTGAAAAGTTCTATTTTAAAAATACATTCATCTAAATCACTACAAATTCTTCCTCTAAAATCACATTCTGCAAATGTAGAAAGCTCTTTTATATTACATCCTATAGAAGCTTTTATTATTGACATATCTGGGTCTTCCTTTTCTTCGTTCCAAATAGGTAGTCCGTGATATCGAATTAATTTTGCAATTTGCTCCCTTTGATTATGATTAAAATTATCCCACATCAAATCTCTAAACATAGGCTCTCCGATTTTTGAATGTTTTGGACTAACCCAATCTGTTATTTCTTCGTCAAAAATTGTTGTTTTTGGTTTTGCAATGTCATGAAAAATGCCGGTATAAATAAGTCGTTCTTGTGCGTCTGGATTAAAGTTTGATTTTATTTTTTCGACTTCATCCACAACCATACAAGTATGAGTATATACATCACCTTCAGCATGGTGAATAGGACTTTGTTTGGTTACTTTCATTTGTTCGAAAATATCCAAAACATCCTTACTGAAATTGTTATATGACTCTATTTTTTTCATTTTACTTTTTCAAACAACACTATTCTAGTTTCCTTTAACATACCTACAAATTCATAATGTGTTTCATATTGACTCATTTTCCAAACTGTTTTTCTATTTTTAAACCCATCTGTTAAAACGTCTGAATAAATTCCTTCATTATATAAAACATCTAAAAACATATAAGTTTTCATACATGCGTGAAAACTTTCATTTGCGTTAAACTTATCACGCTCACTATATATTTCAATAGGTACCAAGTCTTCTTTAAACCAAAATTCAGTCCATTTACCTTCGGTTACTCTTACTTTATGTATTGTCTTAATCAACTCTTCGGCCATCTTCCAACATTTTTATTACATAATATAATAACCCAAATACAACAGCCATATCAGCTCTGTGCATACATTTTTCCGAATCTCCTATATAAAGCCACACTAAAGCATATATTATGTGAGAAATACAAGAAACTATTGCTAAAATTCTAAAAATTGATTTCATTTTATTTTGTTTTCATAAATTCGTAAGAATGCCAATTAAATTTTGTATAATCTATAAGCGTCGCTGGTTTCCAAGTTTTTGTCCAATGCACATCTGTTTTAACGTGTTTACCTCGAACAAGTTTAAATAAATTATTAAACTCATTATCAGCTACCGGTAATACTCCATCATTCGTTTTAAATGAATTTGAATTTCTAATTACAAATCCTTCTGAACAAGGTTTTCCTGTCACTGGGTCTTTTCCTCCGAGCAATCCTTCTGTATCTACACTTTCTTCCCAAGTCATTCCTAGATTAGCTCTAAACCAATCTCTCAATACAAAATTTTCATCATGTCCCTCTTTTAATGCAAAAGAAAAATCTTTTAATGGAACTCTGATTTCTATTTCCGGAACTGTAGGGAAATCAAAAAGATTAGCATAAAATTTAACTTCTTCCCAACTAAGCCACACACCTTTTTCTCTAATTCCGAACATATAATAATATGATTCAAGTTTTGAATATTCTATAGAATGAATACCATACATTCCTTCACCAAATATTTCTAAATCACCAAGGTCGTTTTTTATAAGTTCCCATCGTTCTCTTAATGGTTTAGTCCAAGGACTTACAGTTGGGGCCGTATGACTTCTTGCAAAAAAACCATATTTTGTAAATGCATTATTTTCTCCATCCAATTTCTCGGTAAGAATATGCCCAACCGGCATATCAGCAAAAGCTTTTATGTATCCATCAGGCATAAACCGGTCATCACTTGTGGTTCCAAGAGAAATTTGAGCATGTAAGCTCCTGCAATATTTTTGTGATTCGTTCATTGTTTATAGATATCAAATATAGTGAAAAAAATGACATAAAAATGAGATATTTTTAAACAAAAAAAGCAGCTCATAAGAACTGCTTTTTAATATTATTTAATTATAATTTATCGAACAACCATACCTTGTTCTTGGTTCCATGTTGAAAGTGTTTCTTTTTTTCCGTTTTTGTATTTTATATATAAAAACATTTGACCTTTTTCGTTATATAATTTCCAATCACCGTCTTTTTTATCATTTTTAAAATTCGCTTCTCCAACAATGTTTCCATTTTCAGAATAACGAGTCCAACATCCAGTTTTATTTTTGTTTAAATCAAAAAATTCATTTTCTTCAACTGCTCCGGTTTCATAATATTTAATTACTTCGAAGAATTTTTCGTGTTCTTTCATAGTCCATATTTTTCATAGCTTTTTATCCATTTTCTTATAGCATTATCTGAAACTCCGTATTTTCTACCTGTAGCTGAATATCCTGTGATTTTAATTTCTTTCTTAAGTTCTTCAAATGGAGGTCTATTTACTATTCTTTTTTCTAAAGCCGCTCTATTTCTTTTATCAATAAGTATTTTTTTGGTTTTTTCTAATATTATTTTTTTATTGTTTTCTAAACCTTTACTTCCCCTACAATGAGTTGGAAGTGTAGATGCACAATTAGGACATAAAATTCTCAAATTTAATAATCTATTATCATTGTTAATTCCATTTTTATGGTCAAGAATTAAACTCATTTTTTTACCATTCCACTCTTCTCCTTGTCCACAATCTTCACATTCATGTTTTTTTAAACCTTCTTTATATAAACGTGCTTTTAAATGAGTTCTGTTATAATTAGAATTTTCTACCAATATATCTTCTAATGGAATGGTAATTTTGATTATATGAGTTTTTAAATTTTCAATAGCTTGATTATTAAAATGCGATATATTAATACAATATCTTTCTATATAATTTTTTATTGTTTTATGATTACCACCAGCTGCTTTTAAACCTAATTTTTTAATAACTTCTGTTATGGATAATGATTCTTTTATAATTGGTTCTAAATTTTCTTGTAAATAAATAAATTTTATTCCATTAAATTTTATTTTTAAAATATTAGCTCTTTTTATGATTGCTTTTTTATTTCGAAATAATTTTTCAGAACAATATTGTGGTCCATAAATTGAATAATTTCTTTTAAGAAATTCACTTTCTTCATATGTCCATAATTTTCCTTCATTTTTCATAGTCGTTGCTTTTTAAGTTTAATATAAATAGTTCGAAAAAACTTAAATATTAACGACAATATAATAAGTTGGAGAGGACAGACTCGAACTGCCATCTTGTGGTTCAGAGCCACAAATCACTACCATTAGACGACTCTCCAATAATATGGTATCAACAACGCTAGAAAGGACTTACTTCTTCTGCGCCTTTCTGTAAATCAATCCTCCTCATTCTTCTGCTTTTCTGCAGTTATTTAGGACTATCTTTACCGAAGAAAGCAATTGTCAATACCAAGTTACGGGAGTAGGGTTCGAACCTACAAATGGATTTCTCCAAAACATATTCAAAGTATGTGTGCTTGCCAATTTGCATATCCCGTAATATTGTTGTGCCAAATGGACTCGAACCATTATCTCACGCCTTCAAAGGGCGGAATTCTACATTAAACTACAGCACATTATAAAATAAAAAAGCCCAGAACATTTAAGTTCCAGGCTTGTACATCATTAATTAATTTTTTACGACATAGCAATTCCAGAACCCTTGTTCAGAGTTTGTTGTTGTTGCTGTTGTTGTACAAAATTTGTTTTCATTTTTTTATTATATTGTGCCGATGCCCGGAATCGAACCGAGACGCTTTCGCATATGCTTCTTAGACATACGTGGCTGCCAGTTACACCACATCGGCATTGTTATTGTTCAAATATACTTACTTTAATTAAAAAGTAAACTTGTAACCCCAACGGAATTCGAATCCGCATCACCGCCTTGAGAAAGCAGTATCCTAAGCCATTAGACGATAGGGTCATATATCTGTCTATTCCAGATTGTCAACTACGTTCATTTTTACCTTTATGAGGAACCTTAGTCATCACTCACGCGTAGTCCCGACGGGGTTCGAACCCGCAATCTTCGCAGTGAAAGTGCGACGAGTTAACCAGCTACTCCACAGGACCATTTTAAACCTATCTAAATTGTGTGCACTCAATTCAGAAAAACATTTTTGCAAAGTTCTTCAGTTGCAAAAACATTCTTTTCAGTTAGTACCTCCTTCCGGACTCGAACCGGAACATCTTTCGATACTGGTTCCTAAGACCAGCGCGTCTACTCTTTCCACCAAGGAGGCATTTTAAATTACATTTTTTGTAATTCAATTTTTAGTTCTTGAATTTTTCTTTGGTAAGAAGGAACATTTATTTCTTTCGTTGTAGATGTTTTCTTTGTCAATGACATTCTTAATTCAGTTTCTAAAATTTCAATTCTTTCTTTTAATTTTTCTTTTTTCTTTTCTATTTTACTCATTTCATTTTTATTTATTGTAGCCACAGAGGGTCTCGAACCCCCAACCTTGACGATATAAGCGTCCTGCTCTCACCAATTGAGCTATGTGGCCATTGTAGTGTGTAAGGGGCTCGAACCCTTAAATCCTTTCGGACGCCAGTTTGAAAAACTGACCGCGTCAACCAGTTTGCATAACACACCATTTGGTGCCGAAAAAGAGACTCGAACTCTTACGCATATAAGCGGCAGGTTTTGAATCTGCGGTGTCTACCATTCCACCATTTCGGCATTATTTCAAAGAACCATTTGTACTCTCGAGAGGATTCGAACCTCCATCCAATTGTTTAGAAAACAAAGACACTATTCCGTTGTGCTACGAGAGCATTTATTTGTTGTATCCCTGGCCGGCTTCGAACCGGCACCCCGAAGGATAGGTGTTTAAGACCTACGCGTGCTTCCAATTTCGCCACAGGGACATTTTTTGAGCCTTAGACCAGTTCGACCTGGTGACCTTCTCTTTACGAAAGAGACGCTCTACAACTGAGCTACAAAGGCAAAATTCAATAAAACAAAAAACCCCGACTTTTTCAAGCCGGGGTTTCTAAAAGAACGTTATTTATATTACTTAATAAACGAACATAGCCCGGCCTTACAACTTAATATTAGTTGTTCTAAAGACAATTGTCTTTGAGAAGCCGTGTATGTGTTTACATTTTTCATTTTAAAATTCTAATCAAGTTGCGAAAGACCCACACTTTATCTTTCGTTTTTCTGGGGTTCAACTTATATTAAATAGTTCGTTTTTTTATTTATACGTCAAAGATAGTACAAAAGTTACAAAAAACCAAATATTTTTGAAAATATTTTTTAACCGTTTATTAATGAGGCGATTAATTTGGATTTTTCCATAGCAGAAATCTCCTTATTATCCAATGTTGCCAGTGTTTTAAACACCTTGTATTGAGTTTCGTCAAACTCTTCAACATTATTGTCTGACATAAATTGTAGTTTTTCTTGTTCTACTTTTATTTTTTCTTCAAGACTTGAAATTTCTTTCTGAATTTCTTCGCGAGTTAAAGCACAAAGCTCTATATCAGTTGCATAAAATGTCCAAGAAGGAAATTCTTTCAATCTTATTTGTCCATTTGCTACAGATGTGATTGTGGCCATTGAACCTATTGGAGCTCCATGGCCTGATGTTTTTTGTACTTTAACTTTTTTACCTACTAAGTTTTTTGATGTGTCTACCATTTTTTTATTTTTTATTTGTTTATAATTTATTTACTTATTAAATCAGAAATTAATTTGGATTTTTCTATATCAGAAATATCTTTATTATCCAAAGTTTCCAGTGTTTGGAATACTTTATATTGAACTTCATCAAATTCATCAACATTATTATCTATAATAAATTTCTCCTTCAATTTTAATTCTGTAATTTCTTTTTTTAAAGAATCAATATCTTTATTAATGTCTTCTTTTGTATAAGAAAGAATTTCAAATTCACTTGAAATCAGAGCGCTTGGATAAAATTCAATAAAAACACCGCCACCACTTCCAATGTCAACAATTTTAGAAATAATACCAACTGGAATGCCAATTGGATTCGCAAGTACTTTAACTCTTTTGCCTATATTTGATGTTTCCATTTTTAATGTTATTTTTTATCTAAACCCAGCAATTTAGCTGAGATAATTGATTCTAACATACTTTCTTTATTTTGACCACTTCCACCACCATTAAAGTATGTTGTAGGCAATACCATTTTAGAAAAAGCTTCAGCAATACCAATTTTAGTTTTCATTTCAAAATCAGCTTTATCCCAAGGACTTAATCCTGCCGACACTAATCTTGCGGCCTTATATGCTTCAGCATCTGCATCAGTACGTGTGGTTTGAGCATTAAATATAGCCGTCTTAGCCTCTAATTCAGCTACTGCTTTTTTCTGTTCTGCCTCAGTTACTAATTTAGCTTTTATAACTTCTTGTGTCCATCTAGCAGTCGCAGCATCAGCTTTACCTTTTTGTTCTGCTGTCAATGCATCTTGTTCGGATTTTTTTGCATTAGCAATAGATGTTTGAACTTGCATTGTTAAACCTTGTTGGTCTTTAATTTGTTTTTCAACATTTTTATCATAATCAACACCATTAATAGATAAATTTGATAACCTTACGGCATAACGTTGAATTGGGGATTTTTCAACTCTTAATAAAATACCTTTAGAATCTTTTTCTATTTCAACTATTGTAACAATTTTTTCAGCCTTTGTCAGAGCATCAATAGTTTTTTCATCTTTTTGAGTTGTTTTATAAACACCATTACTTGACTGGTCTTCAATGTAAGAAATTAAAGCATTACGCTTTTCAGCATAAGACTCTTTAGATGACATAAGTGGCCCACTCATAAATACAGCTTTTTGTATAATTGTTGTAACCAAATCGCGCTCAATCGCTTCTTGAGAACCAAAATTAGTATGTAGCGCAATAATGCTTTTAATATCTAATGGCAACTCCATTGAAACTGAGCCGGCTATATTAGCATGACCGCCATCATTAAATCTAATTTTTATAGATTGGTCTATAGTGTCTTTATCGGTAATAATTTTAGAAAACCAAATTTGACTTCTACGTTTATAATGAGTTGCTTTTCCTAAGTACTGACTGTATGTTCCAGCTGTTGTGTAAACATCAAGTTCTCCACTTAAAGGATGTTGAATTACTACTATTTCGCCGGCATCAACTTCTTCGAACATTTTTCCTGAATAGCTTATACAAACTATTAACGTCAATACTGAGAATGCAATAAGTGTAATTTTTTTAATTGAGAAATTTTTAATATCCATTTTTTATTTTTTAAATTATTAAATTAAATTGTCTGTTTCTTTTTTTAAATCTTCAGCTGACTTAAAATTTTGGTCAACTTTGTCTTTTACTTTAGTAACCTTTTCTTTAACTTCATTAACAACAATTTTAGTCTCTTCAACTTCTTTTGTCAATGTTGTTTCTTTAGAATTTTCAAGGTCTTTTGTGTTTTTTTTGCTTGATTTGAATAGCCACCATTTTTCCTGATTAAAAATAAGAGGTATTATATATTGACTGAATATCAATATTATTAATAACCATGGCAATAAAGTTTGTAGTATTTTCCACATTTTATTTTAGTTTAAGATTAGTGTGCAAATATAGTTATTTTAATGCAATAACAATAAATTAAGTAAAAATTCTTTCTTTTTCCATTCTTTTTAACGTTTGTAATGGTGTTTCTTTTGGTAACATACTATAACTACATCCTAAAGTGCCACCCTTCCAACCACCAGCTCTTTCTCCTACTTCTCCAGATTGTTTATGTTTTAATTTAAAACCATCTTTTTCAATTATAACTTCTCTTGGTATTGGTCCACCATAACTGAAATCTATAGAAATTGATTTATTTATCATTCTTGGAAAAGGCAACCATTTTAATGCTCGGAAACGCCATTCTCTTTCTTCAACTTCTATTGTTGCAATTCTTTCTTGAATCTCGCCATTTTTCAATTTATAAACATAAGGATATTCTTCTTTCCAAATAATATTATTCCATTTTTTTTCATCATAAAAATCTTTTCTATTTTTTGAAGTTTCATTTTCCCAAGTTCCATCTTTTCTTAATTTACTTGTGCGAACCCAACTCCAATCCCAAGGCATATAAAAACACTTTTTCTTATTACCTAAACATAACCAAAAACTTGTAAATATTTTTTTACCTTCTCCATAAAAATAAAAACCATATTCTGGCGGTTCACACTCATCTATTCCTGAATGAATTGGTAAATTCATATATATATGCCCATAACCAATAATAAAGAAAGGTATCCAAATTAATGACCAGAATGAAAGACCGGTAAAAAAAATTCCAATTAAAGGAATTAAAATAGATGGAGCAAAACTAATATGTGCTCTATCATCAAAATAAAATGCCGGCGCTATTCTAAACCCCATTTTTTCAAAACCTCTATAAATAGAAATCCAATCATTTTTAAATACTTGTTTCATAATTCAAAAATAACAAAAAAAAAGGAGAATTAAAAATTCTCCTTTTCATATTTTATATAAATTATTTATTATCCTACGGTTTTATCGTAAGTTTTTGATAAACCTTTAAAAGAATCATACAACTCACGTTTGATAGATTTACTTTTGAAGTTTTTATCAATTCTTGCTTTAATGTCAGAAACATAATTTCTGCCATGACCATTTTTACGCGCAGCTTCTGAAATAGAAGTTTTGTTTTTAATAGCGTATTGAATAACTTTAATTCCATTTTCAACACTCTTTGCAGATTTATCTGAAGTTGATGTTGTTTTTTTAACTGCTGTTTTTACAGAAGTTTTTGCCGGCGCTGTCTTTTTTGAAGATTTTACTGACGTTTTTGTTTTAGAAACAGTTTTTTTAACTTGCTTCTTTGTTGATGATTTTTTCATTTTTTTCATTTATTTTAGGTTTAAGATTTCAAATATAATGATTTTTTTTTAATTTTACGACTTTAACATTAATTCTTTTATGTCGTTATAAACTTTTCTATGGCCGTCACCATACTCCTGCCAAGCCAATCCCATAGCTTTCAAATCAAAGTTTTTAAGAATTGTACTATATTCAGTCTCTCCCTCTGGGTGACCGATAACATAAATACTATCAGCCAATTCAATCGCCAATTTAATGTCGTGTGTTGAAAATATGATTGTATTTAATTCGTTATTGTTTTGAATTTTATCAAACGATTGTTTAACTTTTTCGATATTTCCAACATCTAATCCAGAAAAAGGCTCGTCAAACACCATAAAATGCTTTGAGGAAAGAATTTGTTCTATGATGGCAGTACGTTGACGCTGACCACCAGATAATTCATTAGAATACTTCTGAGCGTGTTCAACCAATCCCCATTCAATAAGATATTTTTCTATTAATTCCTTTTTCTCAATTTCCGTAAGAGTGCTTTTACGTAAAGCATATTTACAGATTTGATAAACTGTTTTATGGCGGAATAATGTATATTTCTGATTAACAAAACCAACATCTCCCTCACCAACTTCTTTTGCGTCATCAATTGATGGAGTTGACATGTCAGTAATTAATACTTTACCTTGAATTGGTTTTAAAAGCCCGGTAAGTAATTTAAACAACGTTGATTTACCACGACCAGACCTGCCAAGAAATGCGATTACTTGACCAGTAGATTCGTGTCCATCGCGAACAATGTTTTTTTCAATAAGACTAATGTCTTTTATAATAACTTTACCATCATACCCACCACTTACTTTGTCTAGGTATAATATTGTTTCTTTTGAAGTGTAGCTCATAATTAATTTTTTAAATTTTCAATTTCTTCTTCAATATTTTCTAATTCTTCAAGTAGTTCTTGATATCCTCTATCTCCAGAATGTTTCTGTTCATCACCAAAATAATTTTCTAATTTATTTTCTAAAACTTTTTTAAGTTCTATCAATTCATTTAAATCCATAATTAAAAATTTGAATATCTGAATGATAATTTTCTTATTTTTGTTAGAACATAATCTAAACTTAATCCTATTAGGATTATAATGATTTGCACAGCTATTACCCTGCCATTACTACCTGTTTTGTCTGAATTCTTTATTAAGGTTCCAAGACCACCAGCAGCCATTAAAATAGACTCAACAGATACTAACATCATCCAGACTATAGCTAAATTTTGTCTAATAGTTTCAATAACATAATCAAATCTACCTTTAATAACAACTTCCCAAAGTATTTCCCAGCGCGTACAACCTTGTGTTTTCGCGTGGTCAAATTCTTCTTCTGGAATATCATTAATAACACCAAGTATTGATGTAATTAAGAATGTTGTCATAAAAATAACCAACACCCAAATTTGAATACCTCTGGCGTCATTAATTAAAATTGTTATATAAAAAGCAATTCCAGTCAATGGCAAAAATCTAAGCTTAGATATAAATTCAGCCAATGGTTTTAAAATAGGAATAGGAGATAAGTAACAAAATATCAAAGATATAATTGAACCGTATAATACTGATTTTGCGCATAAAGCCAAAGAACTAAAAACGTGAACTGTTAATCCTTCAAAAAACAATTCTTTAAATCCAGTTAATACTTGTAATGGTGTTGGAAATAAGTGCGTCTCTCCGAGACTAGCAACAAACCACATTGAAAGGATAAAAATTAACCATCCTATTTGGATGGCTAATTTTGTTTTTCCCTTAACTTCTTCGAAAGGTTTTAATAGTTTCATATTTTTATTTTAACAATGTAATGTCAACACGTCTGTTTTTTGCCTTACCTTCTGATGTTTTATTATCAGCTACAGGTTGTGTATCACCGGCACCATCAACTAATTGGAAACGTTTTTCAGGAATACCTTTATTTCTTAAGTATTCTACAACTGAATTAGCGCGACCTTTAGATAATGTAAGATTAGCATTTGAATTACCGGTGTTATCTGTATGACCTACAATTTTTAACTTTGTATCTTCAGCTTGAACTAAAAGATTATAGATTGTTTCCAAATCTTCATCAGAACCTTGAATAGCTGTGCTTCCAGTTGCGAAATTAATATTCCATTCACCTTTAGCCATAACTTCTGTTTTCTTTGCAGTGTAATCAACTTTTTCAGTTGTACCAGCATCGATATCATTAATGTTTTTTAAGAAGTATAAATTTACAGCATCTTCATAAGGAACAACTCCGGTTGGTACAGCTTCATTAAATCCACAAGGATTTAATTCTTTAATGTACGTTGAGATTTGATTATAAACAGTCTTATAACGATTCGTTCCATCAGTTATACCAAAGTATTGCATTGCATCTGCATAATTAAATACTTTTGAACCACCGATATTATAATCTAAACCATCTTTTGTACCTTTTTGACCTTTAAATAAATCATACCAGTATTTTTGATTTTCTAAATTATAAGTTTTAGCTACAGCTTCTGCTGCTTTTAAAGACCACTCATCATATTGCTTAATTTGATTCGCTGCAACATATGATTGCTTTAAAATGTTAGTTACAATTTTATCGTGTTGTAAAGCCCATTCTTTAATAACAATAATTGAAGTTGCCATTTGATTAACAAAATCTTTTGTTGAAACAACGTCAGTGAAACCGGTTAAAGCATCAAATGCAATTTTATCACCAGGAGTCCAAGTTGTACCACCATCAATTTTGTGATTAATTGTTTTTCCTGTTAATTTTCCGTTTACAACTTCTTTTAATGGAACTGTATAACCTGTTTTTTGAGACTTAATTAATTCTTTTACAGAGTTAATATAATCGTCATTTTCAGATGGTACAAAATTAACTGCTTGTGCATCATATGTTGTTACGTCTGGATTTACTTTTAATTTATTTAAGAAACAATAATTTAAAGCAACAACCCAATCACCATCACCAACTACTGATGAAATAACAGAACCTAACATTGATTTAGGATTATCTTTCCATTCTTTAGGGCCAATTAATTTATCTTCACCATATGATAAGCCGATAGCTCCAATATTTTGAACGTGGTATTTTCCTTTACCGAATTTTTCATCTAAAGCTTTTTGAGTTGTACTAATATAAAACGGCACACCGTCTCCCATTATACTAACAGCAAATGCAGCTTTGTCCGATGTTGGGTATTCTGCTCCGCCATTATATTCTTCAACGAATTTAATTTGCATATCGCGTAAACCACCAACCATATCTTGTCGTACAATTTCTAAATTAACACCAGCGTTTTCCATTAATGAACCTTTAGTTGTACGAGGTCCACCATTCGCGCTAATCATTCCAGAGTTTGCATTCCAAGCATATTCTGCAATTCGAACCAATCCTTGACTAGCTACTTTTGTAGAAACTTCTAATGCCGGCATTGGCAATCTAGCTCCTTTTGTAACATTGTCAAGATTGTCATTATTTAATGTTAATGACTCTAACTGTTTTGATTCGCTCACTCGAAGTCCCGGAGCAAAATAATATACACCAGTTCCGACTATTCCAAGTCCGAAAATTAATATCACAAGTTCTAATAGTGTTGTGAATTTTTCAATTTTTAAGATTTTTCCCATTTTTTCTTTTTTTTTTACGTTTATACTTACTTTAATTGTTGTTTTTTTGTTTTACTTATTTGTTTTTGTTTTGTTATTTTTTTATTGTTGCATTTTCTGTAATACTAACTAATGTATGTTTGTCATAAGGTCTCACGTCAAAAGTTAATGATTGTCCGGTGTCGAGCCATCTTTTATATAAAAGTTTTCCATTCATATAAACATAAAGCTCTTTGCCGATTATTTCTTTGTGTACTGCCATCACTAAAATACGTTATCTAAACCACCAGAACTAGCTCTGTCGTTTTGTGTTAATACATAATCAGGGTTCGCATAAGCTTTTGCTTTAGGAACAAGATTTTCTCCAACTTTTATCCCATCAGCTAATTGATTTAAGTTGATATATAATTCGTCGCTGTTTACGTTGTATTTACCACTTGAGATTGAATCAATATCTCTTAAATTACCAGACGTAATCGCGATATCTTCAGCAATAGTTGTAGTTACAACATCTAAAGCATATTCTAATTCCCAGCTTTTTGTAAATAACATTGCTGATTTTGCACTTTCTGTTGCTAATCGAGATTTTGAAGCGAATTCATAATCTTTCTTAAGAATTTCAATAGTCGCATCAAAGTCAGAAAGTTTTATTTCCATACCAGTTTCAACCATCTTAAGTTTTTGAGTAAACTTTTTCATAATGGCCGCACGAGTACCATATTTTGTAACAAAATCTTTTGCTTGTATTAATTTATTACGAACAACATCAGATTTTGATAATGCTTTTATGTATTCAGAATTTAAATTCACATATTCATCTGATTCGCGAGCTTCAACACCTTGAGTTTTAACCATTTCTTCTAAAGCGTTCTTCATTTTTTCAACTTGACCTTGTATTACCAAAATGTCAGTTTGTAGTTTAAGAGCATCTTTTTCGGATTTTACAGACTCCGTTTCCATATCACTTCTAAGTTGAGCAACTTTACTGGTAGCAACTCGAAATTGTTGTTGATTTTCAAGCATTTTAACCCTCTCTTGTTCTAATTGACCAAAAGGGTCACTTTTGATAAGATTTTTATGTAAACCTCTTGCAAGTTTACGCATCCACTTAATACCTACCGGTGCGAAAATTATAGCTGCCACAACTGCAGCAACTGAAGCAATTGCTCCTAATGTTGCACCAACCATAACCATAATTTTAGGTAAAGCAAACATAAAAAATGCAACTGCTAAACCTCCAAAGAATAATAATTTCAAAATACTAAAAAGTCCTTTCTCTCCTTTTCTGAAAGAATCTACTTGTTTAGTAATTTCACTTTCACTAAAATGTTTAAAAATTGGCAATTCCATCATCTTGTTGTTTGAGCCAAGAGAGCTAGTGCCGTTTATACTAATTGTTTTTGTTTTGGTTTCCATAATTTTATTTTAAATTATTAATTATTCCTTGTTTTACTGTTTCGATTGTTGACATCATTTTATTTTTAGCCGTGTCATTTGCTGTAAGTTTATTCTCAACTTCTACAATTAGAGGTTGATACTTATTATCAATAAGAGATAATTTATTTTCTTTATCCTGAATTTGTACTTTAATACTTTCCAGTTGTTGTTTAAGTGAACTTAGTTCACTAGAAAGATTTTCATTCTCTGTATGTTTCTGATTTTCCAAATCTTGTTTTTTGGCATTTCCATCAGAAACAAATTTGTTATAAATCTTATCCGTTTCAGTAGTATAATACTGTGAATATTCTAACAATTTTTCTTTCGTAATTGTTTTATCCATAGCTTTGCCCATATTGAAAGCCATAACGTATGTTTTAGGGTCTGAAATATCTCCACTAATTACTGCTGTATAATATTCGAAAAAATCATATCCAGGTTGATTTAAACCTTCAAAGGTAGTATGATAAATCTCTGCGAATTTTTCCAGATGTTTTTGAATATCTGGATTTCCTTGAGATTGTTTTTGTTTAACCGGTGTTTCAAATTCATTAGATGAAGGAAACTTCACGGAAGATTCTTTTTTGATTTCCGATTTAACTTCTGATTTTGTTTCCTCTTTTTGAGGTTCGTCAGTATCGTTAAGAAATAAACTTTTAAAGCCCATTGTGTATATTATTTATAGTTTAAACGTAATTTTTATTTTTTTGTTACAAAAGAATGTGAATTATTATCATAAACACACTCAATGCGTTGATTTACATCAGAATATCTTGATTTTATAATTTTTAAATTATAACCACTTTCATTTTTTTCTGATGTTATTATTAAATTACTATGCATTGCTAGATGTGTGTTAACATTTTCAACAGAATGTCTACTAGATGTTCTGTTTAATTGAGTTGTGGTTATGATTGACATATTGAATTTTCGAGATAATTCTTGTAAAGATTCAATATTTCTTCTAGCAGATTCATACGAATTATATGATTTAGTATAAGAAATTATTTTGTTTGAATTTATTTTTTCAAAAAGAACGCGTCTTGTATTTTCACATTTTATTTTATCATAAACCATAGATTCTGAATTATGGGTTAAAAACAAAGGTGAATCCAAAATCACAACAGTTTGTCCTTTAAGAAATGGAATATTATGATTTAAAACTTTATTAAATCTGTCAACAGTATTGTCGTATGTTCCAAAGTTTTCAGATAAAATAGCTATGGCCTTAAATCCTTTTTTTGTTGGACGTATTTTTCTAATTACACCCTCAGAAAACATTATTACGTTAATTCCTGATTCTAAAAAATGATATAACATTGAATTACATAATAAAGTTTTACCTTCACCACTTTTAGATGCAATAGTAACGATACCTCTGCCCAAAAAATTATTATTTCTTAATATTAAAGAAGTTGGATTCATTTTAAAAATTAAATATTAAACCGGTTGAAACGTAATTCGTTCTGGCCCAATTACTGTATTGTACAAAATATCCAATTTTACCCGGAGCATAAGAAAATCCAGCACCATATTCAATAAAGTTATTAAATCCACTTTCCATATAGGCTCCAACTCCAAATAAGGCATATCCACTAAAATCGCCTATTGGTTTAGATATTGAAGTTTTAAGTTCGTAAAATCCTCTCGTGTTAGATGAAACAAAAATATTTTCAACTCCGAACACCGCGCCAAGACTTACGTTTTTACGCATAAAACCAACTTCAACAGAAGGGTATGATGCTTTATTGAAATTATCAATATTTTGGTCATTAGGGTCAACGTGTCCAATTGATAATCCGACCGAGGCGTAATAACTGGTTTTTGTTTTTGTTGAATCTATTTGTGAAAACGCGCCAAATGAAAGCACGATTAAAGCTAAGGTGATGATTTTTTTCATAATTTATATTATTTGTTTTCGGGTTTTTTTACGTCAATTAAATCCATATATCCAATTACAGCACCCATAGGAGCCATAGGAATACCTATAATTCTTAACACTTCGCTTTTGTAGCTTGGCTCAAAATCACAATCAATTAATTTGGAAATGTTTTTTATCCAACCAATTAAGCCAAAAATTGCTATTGCAAAATATATGCTGTAAGTAATAATTATTGTTTTCATATTTTATTTTTTAAAAATTTCTGATGTTGTTGATTCTTTCATTCCTGCAGAACGTAAATTTTCATAAATTTCATCTGCAATATGTTCGCATCCGGTTACATTAGACGTTGTATCAGTTAAAAGAGTTATGTTTTTAATAGTATTTGGAAACATTTCATAAATTTGTTTCAAAGAAGTTGCTATGCAATGTGATTTTGCTTGTCCAGCAACTAATACTTCTTTGTTGTATTTAAAAATTTGTTTAAAAAGATTATGATTAAAACCTCCTTCAATATCACTTGTTTGTAATTCTTCTTGAAATATTCCGAATTGTTCAGATGTTGGATTCATCCCTTTTATGTATGTAGTAAATGGTTTTTTAGATACTTCCATCCAGTTTTTAAGAGCAACCAAAAGTGTTGGGAAAATATTTGAACCTTGTGTACCGGCAATACAATGATTTGGCCATATTGTATGAACAAATTTTCCACCTGATTCTAATTGTTTAAGATAGTATAATACATGACTTTGCATTATCGGATTTTGTGTTTTCCAAACACCAGACTTTACATCATTAAAAGTAATATTAGTAAATGGTTCCGGATGTTTACCTTCTGAATCAATCCAATAAATCGAATGAGCTATATCTTCTATGTTATGCATATCAAGCGAAACACATATTGAATCTATTTGTTCTGCATTTTCTGTAATAAAATTTGCTAATCGTTGCATATCAACGTCTGCGCCATTAACATAAAGCGCTCCTCCTGGCATACAAAAATCTACTTGAGGGTCAATAATCAATAATGATTTTTTCATAAATGGTTCTTATTTGTTTAAACGTATTTTTTTTTAAAATGTTACTTATTTTGTAAAGATAATTTTTGAATTCTTTCTTTAAGTAATTTGTTGAAGTTATAAATTATTCTTTTTTCAACTTCTTTTGGCGATAAAATCCTAAATTCCTCCCTTTCCATACGGAATCGGCCGGATTTTACTTTTTTATCTCTTTCCATTAGATATGCCCACTCCATATGAAATACTTCAGTATCTATTTCTTTAATAATGCTTGGCATTGGAAATTGTAAATTAAATCTTTTTGCGATAGCCACATGAAGATTATCTTCAATTGCTCTATAATTTGGCATTTGTCTCTTTATTGGAGTTGCCAAATCTGTAACATAAGCTTCCGGAAAATCATGTGTTAATCCTTCTAATTTTAATTCATCAGGACATAATTCCATAACCAAAAGAGAATGTTGACCAACAGAGTATAAATCCTCTGTGTGACCAGTAAATCTACAAATTAAACTTAATGAATGAGCGATATCTTCAATGATGATATCTTTTTGTTTTGGTTTGAAAACGTAAAACTTTTTACCACTGTACGTTCTAATCCATTCGGGAGTTTCCATGCTACAAATGTACGATTTTTTTTTAAACTACAAAAAATGTAAGTAATTGAATTTCAGTCTAATAATATTCATCAGTATTATTTTCTTCATCTCCATAGTAATTTTCGTCTTCAAAATATCCTTTTTGATATTCATTTATTTCTTTTAAAATTAACTGCAATCTCTCAATTGGATGCATAGCATCATATTTTTGCCAATTTCTATCTTTTCGATATTCATGAAAATCTTTACGAGTAAAGGTTCTTGTTAATTTTATTAAGGTTTGATGGAGCCTTTTTTCTTCAAAATTCATATACAAATGTAGTGTTTTTTATGAAATAAAATGAAATATATTAGTTTTTAGCGACTATTTACAATAAAAAGTCATGGGATTAGAATCGAAAAATTACGAAGCTTTAAATTTAGCTGCTGGAACTTACAATTTAGATGTATTAGGAAATGGAATAACTGGAAATTCAGTTCATCAAATTTACTGTTTAACAACCGGCAGTATTACAATTACTGCAATGGGAGGCGGAACGTTTGTTTGGACTCCAACAGCTGCTAATACATCCATAGATGTAGTACCTTCAAAATTAGTAGTTAGCTCTGGAACTTATGTTGCTTTTAAAACAAAAAATATGGGTATTTCATATACTCCAAACACTTATAATGGATAAAAATGGAAATTTGTGCTGACAATTGCTTAACCGGTATGACTCAATCGGATGTTTCAAGACTTTATCGTAGAATACGAAGAAAGCTTGGAGAGCCGGTTATGGGAGTTGAACTACGCGACGAACAATTACAAGAGTGCGTTTGCGAAGCTATTGAAGAATATTCTGCATTTATCAACAATTGGGCACTTGAAAATAAAATGTCTCAAATGCTTGGTTTGCCAAGTAATATCGATTTTACTTTAAAATTTGTTTCAAACAATTTTGGATTCGAAAGAACATACGCTAGGGCATATGGAGAAATTGTTGGTACATCCTCAACTTCTCTTAGAGAACTTAAATTAACCGGCATTACTTTAACAGCCGGAACTCAACATTATTTTATACCAGCAGGTAGAGAAGTAAATGAGGTTTTATGGTATACACCAAGCTTTATTAACTTATTTGGTTTAGACCCTTTTTCTAATGCAAATATTGCATTTACTGAATTTGGGGCCAGCTTTGCCGGTAATTCACTTTATAGTGTAATGCCTATTTATGATACAATGATGACAGCTCAAGCTGCTACTGTTAGAAATAAAGTAAGAGGTTCTGAATATTCATACAGATTAATTGGTGGTCCCAATGGTACAAAAAGATTATCTGTATATCCAGTTCCAAGAGTTCCAGCTGCGGCCGGAACAACTGTGAATCCAATGTATAGTAATCCGGGAACTCTTTTTTATTATTATTATGACGATGCTAGTGTTGGCGGAAATATGGGTCTTTCTGGATATAGTTCAAATCCTGGATTTACCGGAACTACTGATGCTTTTGGGAATGTAAGTCAAGGAAATGGACTTGTTTCAGGACCTTCTGATGCGAAATTATATAATTTAACTTACGACGAACTTAATGACCCAGCAAAAAGATGGGTAAAAAGATTCGCTCAAGCTAATGCAAAAGAACTTTTAGGTTTAGGTGTTAGAGGTAAATTTAGTGGCGTTCTTCCTATTCCCGGTGGAGAAGTTACGCTTAATGCAGAATCATTAATAACTAATGGTAGAGCTGATATGGATGCTCTTAGAGAAGAAATAAAAGCTACTTTAGAAAAATTAAATTACAAAGCAATATTAGAAAATAATGCTGCTATTCAAGAAAGTATAAATAAAACATTTATGTACAGCCCTCTAGGTGTCTGGAGAGGATAATAAATTATGGCAAATCCCCCTTATAATAACAATGAAGAAAAGCCAGAAGAGGCAAAAAATCAAGATATCTCGAAAAAAGGTATTGATTTATTTTTTGGAGAAAAAGAGCGCGCATTCTTAGATAGTGTGGGAAGAGAAATTGTTAATGATATTTTAAAAGAAAGCTTTATTTTTTATAAAGTTGATTACGCAAGAACAAAAACACATTCACTTTATGGTGAAGCTAAGAAAAAAGCTTACCATACACCAGTTGAAGTTTTTGGTAGAATAAATGTTGAAGTAGAGTCTCCAGAGTATATGACTGCGGGCGGAATTATCAAGAAGGGTTATGGAAAAATAACTGCAGATGTTTTTAGGTCTCATTTGAGCGAACTTAATGTAAACATAAGAATTGGTGATTATATGTATTTTAAGGGACATTATTATGAAGTTATCGATGACGGTTCTTCAAACATAGGAAACGAACAATCTTATGCAGGTGATATTGTTTTTTCAATAAAAATAATAGGAATAAGAGTAAAAGACGACGTTTTCAACGCGAAGTAATTTTCCTTAAAAATTATATTTCAAGGTGTGGGGAGCTGGCAATACTATCTTCTTATTATAGTATAATCTATATTATTATTATTACTTTTGATAGGAAAACCCAACAAAAACAAGTTGTCAAAAAACCCTACAAAAAAACAACTTGCTTATCTATATTTTATTTTAATTTAAAAACGATAATTCAAGGACATAGTAGTCATTTTTGATTTGACATGCCAGAATGTTACGACTTTAGTTTCATCGTACAAACAAAATTTAACTCTTTAAAAGAGTGCTAAAGCACTACTTCCGTCAGTGTAAACTCCCCGGAGCAGATACAAGTTTTCGAAAAAAACTGCTTGACGGGTAAAAAACCTATCGCAAATATATAATCTTGTTTCAATAAAAGCAAATTTATAATAAAAGGAATCTATTTATTTAAAGAATTGTTAATAAATGTCTATTCAAAAAAACATAAACGACCTACTTAATCAAAGTTTTGAAAACAATGATTACCTACCAAAAAAGCTCCTTTTGGAAGATATTGACCAAGGAGTAGTGGATTATATTAATTCTTTAAACATTTCTGTTGTTAATGCTGAAGATAGATTGGCAAAGGTTCCTCTTATATTTTTAAATCAAGAAAGATGGGCTGAATTTAAAATGAACTGGAAATTCTTAAAAGATGAAAGTGGAGAGGAAATAAATATGCCTTTTATGGCAATTAGAAGAACTGGCGTAAAACCCGGCCAAAATCCCTTAAAAAGAACTATTCCAAAAAAGAAAAAATTTGTTTTTGTAAAAGTTCCTATTTTTGACGGAACTCTTAAAGGTTATGATTTATATAAAATTCCACAACCTCCGCGAGTAGACGCTCAATATGAATTGCGTTTCTTAACACATTACATACAGGATACGAATACTTCTTATGAAAGAATGATAATGGATGGATTTTCTGATGGACAGGGCTATATGAACATAAATGGCTATCATATTCCATTAATGCTTAGTGACCCAAGTGAAGATAATACTGTTGATGAAATTACTGCAGATAGAAAGTTTCAAATTGTGTTTCCATTGTCAGTTTATGGCAAATTAGTGGACCCTGCAAACTTTGAAAGAGTGCCAACGATAACTAAAATTAAAATAGACATAAAAGAGCTGTGAGTTTTGAGAATTTCCCACTATTTATTGGAAATAAAAATTAAGAGATAATGAAACTTAAAAATAATAGCGTAGGTCCTAAAATGATTTATTATATTAATAATGAAGGTGCTCGTAAATCAGTTGAGTTAGAATCTAATGGAATTATTGAAATTAATGATTGTTCTGAAATCTTAAATAAAATTGAAATCGAAAATGCTTGGGTAAGTATTGTAGATGAAAAGATTTCTGATAGTGAAAAATTAGCAAAAGCAACAAAAGACGTAGAGAGCTATATGTCTGAAAGTGAAGAGAAAAAAAGCTCAAAGAAAAAATAAAACAGTAAAAAAACAAATAAAATAAATGGCAACAGTTTTCGTATCACCAGGCGTTTACACAAGAGAACAAGATTTTTCAGTATTCGCATCTCAAATAGGAATAACAAGACTAGGTTTAGTAGGTCAAACTACTAAAGGACCGGCTTTTGAACCTATAAAAATAGGAAGCACAGATGAATATGTGGCTAGATTTGGTACAACAGACCCAAAGCTTCAGTTGCCATATGTTGCAAATTCATTTTTGCAACAATCTCAAGAACTTACTATAACTAGGGTTCTTGGAAAAGAAGGTTATACAAATTCAGCTGCTTGGATTATAAAAGCTAGTGATGAAGATTTCTTCTCAGGAACAACAACGTCTTCTGGTATGACTTTTTCTATTTCAAATGTAGCAAATATTACAGCTTGGAATTTTGTAACTTCTGCTAACACCTCAATGGCTAATGGAACTATAACTGCTACAACAATTGCAAATGATGTTTTCGTAAGTTTCAGTGGTAGTGCTATTACTACAACTACTTGGTTAAATACAATTAATTCAACTCCATTTAGTGGTTTTGGTATTTCAGTAGTAGGAGCTAGTCCATCGACTTATATTAATTCTGCAGGAACTGAGACTTTTACTTTAAATGCGAATTCGTTACAAAGCTCAGGAGCATATTCAGGAGCGCCTATTTGTATAATTAGAAGTAAATCTTCTAATGAAGGTGACCCTAATCTTGGTGCACAATTTTATGCAAATTTATCAAGTGCTGTCCAAATAGGAAATATTACTGGAACATTACTTCCTTTTTTCATAAGCGGAACAACAGGTCCATTAACAGCTCAAACTCAAAGTGGTCTTACTGTTTCATTAGATGAAACAAGAGATGATTATATTGTTAAGGTTCTTGGAAAAAATCCAAAGAAATTTAATAATGACTTTGGATTATATGTTGAAAGTATTTATCCTCACTTTGTAAGAGAAGCTTCAAAAAGAGGTGATATTTTAGGTCTTAGCACTGCGATTACTTATTCTACTAACTCTATTTACACTGATTATATTACAGAATATAAAACCCCAGAAACACCTTATATAGTTTCTAAAGTTGCTGGTGGTATTGTTAGAGATTTATTTAAATTCACATCAATATCTGATGGTGATAGTGCAAATGAAGAAATTAAAATTACTATCGCAAACATTGATGATGTTACAAAAACTTTTGATGTTATAATCAGAGCTTATAGTGACACCGATTCAGCTATTGTTACTTTAGAAAGATTTAGAGCATTAACTCTTGACCCTTCTCAACCGAATTATATTGCAAAAGCAATTGGTACAACTGATGAAGAATACCCAAGACGCTCAAATTATGTAACTCTTGATTTAGCAGAAAATGCTCCGGTAAATACGGTTCCTGCAGGTTTTGGAGGTTATACTTTTAGAGAAATTAATGGTACTGGTGCAACTCCACATCTTTATTACAAGACACAATATTTCAGTGGAGATTCAGTGTTTAAAACTTATCTTGGTGTATCAGAATTAGCTTATACTGGTTATACTTCTTCACAAGTTTCAATTAGTCAATCTATTAAGACTCTTGAGCATGATTTATGGAGTTTCCTTGGTGCAACACCTAGTGGAACAACTGTTGTGAAAGGATTTCACTTAGAAAGTACAGCTCCTACTGCAACTTATGAAGTTGGTGACAAAATTGCTCTTAGTGCTTATACAAAATCAGAACGTAAGTTTACTTTAGTACCTGCCGGTGGTTTTGATGGATGGAATAAATTTAGAGACCCAGATTTTACAGCTTCTGCAATAGATGCAAATAACGTTGCTGCAATTAAAGAAGGTATTGATGCAATGTCAAATCCTGAAAAAGTTGACATTAACTTAGTTGCTGTTCCGGGTGTAGATTATTACAATCACGAAGCTGTTGTAAAATATGCTTTAACTATGGTTGAAAACAGAGCTGATTCACTTTATATTGTTGATGCTCCAAGAATTTCTGATGCTAACGCAAAAGGAACATCTGCTGAAGCGGTATCTGACCTTCAAGCTACTGGAATTGACTCTAACTACGCTGCAACATACTGGCCTTGGATTCAAATCAATGACCAAAACTACAACAAATACGTTTATGTAGCCCCTACTATGGAAGTAGTAAGAGCAATAGCATTAACTGACAATGTAGCTTATCCTTGGTTTGCACCTGCAGGTTACAATAGAGGTGTTGTGTCAAACATGGTTCAAAGAGCTGATATCAGACTTGACCAGAATGATAGAGATACTTTATATCAAGATAGAATTAATCCTATCGCGACATTTGTACAGCAAGGTGTTGTGATTTTTGGACAAAAAACTTTACAAGTTAGACAATCTACTCTTGATAGAGTTAATGTTAGAAGATTATTATTACAAGTAAGAAGATTAATCGCGGCAGCATCTCAAACGTTATTGTTTGAACAAAACGATGCAACTGTTAGAGACCAATTCTTACAAAAAGTAGAACCAATCCTTCTTCAGATTCAAAATCAAAGAGGTTTAGAAGCTTTCAGGGTTGTTCTTGATAGTAGTCCACAAGCTGACCCAAATACTTTAACCGGTAAAATTCAGCTTAAACCTACACCAGCTTTAGAGTTTATTGACTTGACATTCCAAGTTTTACCTCAAGGAGCTAACTTCCAAGATTTCTAATAAAAACGTAAATTAAATAATAAAAGGGATACAATAAAATGTATCCCTTTTTTTTTGTTATTTATAATAAAAAATGAAAACACCAAATGCAACTTATAGTCCAAAACGTACTTATTTAGTTACTGCAAATACAGAAAACAATAATTATCTTGTTCGTGGAAACGAGCCATTAAATGAAGATGGTACATTTACTTATGATTCTATTAATGAAAAATTACAAACATTAATTACTGATTTTGATTTAACAAAAAATAAACTTATTACAATATCCATTATTGATAATAATCCGAATAGTGAAAGAGGGGACCTTAATGATGAGTTTCTTGCTTATGGAATGTCTCAAGAAGAATTTGATAAAACATTTCCTTTTCAAACAACTTGGCCACCATTCTGGAATGGTGTTAATGTAAGAAAACAATATGGAAATAGCGTTAATGGCTATAGTGGAAGTGTGATTTGGTATCCGGTACAAGGCTGTACAGATATGAGTAATTGCAGTTTAGTTGAACCTACTCAATTTAATTTTTCAGGACTTATAGATTATATTCATTTAATGATGAAAACAGAAGAAAATACTGTAATATATTATCATTGTGAACATGGACATGACAGAACTGGCGCGGTTACTGGGGCTTATATGCTTAAATATATGGGCATATCACTTGAAAATGTTTTAACACAAAGACCGCCATTGGGAGCAAAAGCGTTTAGTCATCCTTGGGCCTCTACTTATGAAGCATTGATTAAATATTATAATAGTACTTTATAATTAAATTTATATTCTTTAATTTTAAGTTAATGCAAAAAAAGAGGGAATATAAAATTTATCTTATTCATTGTAAAATTATTAATTTTTATAAAATAGGTATATCTGTTAATCCTCAAAAAAGATTAAAACAGCTTCAAACCGGCACTCCATACGCTCTTTCAATAGTTTATGTTCATGAAAGCAAGTTCCCTTTTAAAGTAGAAAAAATATTACATAATTCATTATCTTCAAGAAAAGTTGCTGAAAATTATAAATTTGATTTTGAGAAATTAAAAGGTGAATGGTTTGATTTATCAGCTGAAGATATTTTAGCTTTTAAACAAAACTGCATTAAAATAGAAAGCCTTATAGAAAACCTGAAAAAATCAGGAAATCCTTTCGTTTAAAAATTTTTTTTACATATTATCCATATTTTTTTTTCTCCTGTATTTATAATAAAATAAAACAATATAACATGGGAGTAGTAATGTTTCGTCCAGTTCCAATCGAACAGGAACCAAAAAGAAAAAATAGATTTTATCTTGAATTTCCAACTGAGCTTGGATTTGAGTCTTACCTGGTACAAACTTCAGGAAAACCTAAAATCACAATCAATTCCACTGAAATTCAGTATATGAACACCTCAACTTTCGTTGCTGGTAGATACAAATGGGAAACTATTGATATCGAATTTATCGACGTAATAGGACCATCTACTACTCAAAAAGTTATGGAGTGGGTTCGTTTACACGCTGAATCAGCAACCGGAAAAATGGGTTATGCTGTAGGATACAAGAAAAACCTTGTTCTTAAAGCTCTTGACCCGGTAGGTGTTGACGTTGAAAAATGGACAATGGTAGGTTGTATGATTACATCTGCAGACTTCGATTCATTCGATTATGGTTCTGATGATGTTATTAAGTGTAAAATCACTATACAGCCAGACAGATGTTTATTAGCATAAAGTAAAATTTACATAGAGAAAATAACTAAAAAGAGAGGTCGAAAAAATTGGCCTCTCTTTTTTTTAAACACTATTTATTGCAAAGCAATCTATTGTTGTATTCTATGGCTAATTTGACACTTTATAGAGATTTTTATTGTATAAATCATTCGATTTTCAATAGTGCCGATACTTACACATTAATTACACCAATAGAGCTTTCGGCAAATACGTATATAAACAATTCTACAGCTTTAACGGAAAATCTTGCAGTTTATAATGAATCAACAGGAAGATATTATGTTAATTTAAATCCTATTTTATATTCTTTTGATAACACATATGAATTGGTATGGAGTGTGGTTTATAACTCATTTTCGCCGGTAAAAAAATTAACAACGAGATTTAGGTTGAATCCAAATAATGTTAGTGGTATTATTGATGTTGAAATTGTTTCTCCATCATATGGAATTGATATAGAAATTTTAGGAAGAATATAAAAAATAAAAAAAATGCAACAAAACGTAAAAACATTTCAAATGAAGCAAAATGATACGCTTCCATCACTTCAGGTAAACATAAAAGCCAGAGGTTGTTTGGATTCTGTTATTTGTTTTAATTTAAGTGGAGTAACGGCTTGTACTTTTTCTATGGCAGATGATTGTGGAAATTTAAAAATATCTTCAATGCCTGCCGCTATAAACAGTTATTCAGGCGGAAGTGTTCAATACAATTGGATAGAAGGAGATACTGATACTGCTGGAAAATTTAAGGCAGAATTTGAATTATTTTTTTCTGATGGTAAAAAAATGACAGTACCTACACTTGGTGTTATAGAGGTAAATATTTTAAAAGACGTAAACGACGTATAATTAGATGGGAAGTGGAAATTATTTTTATCCTATAAATAGGGAATTTTTAAACCTCAGTGGCGGAACCGTTACTGGAGATACCCTATTTACGGCTAATTTATCCGCGAATACAATATTTTCTGGAAGTACAAATCTATCTGATTTATTAAACACAGTTGTTTCAGGTGGAACTAAAGTAATTCCTGGTATAAATACATTTACGGCCGGCACTATTTTAAACACTTCTGTGAATATCACTGGAGGCAGTTTTAGTGATTTATATACAAGTGGAATAACTCAGTTTTGGCAAGCAAGTGCTACTACATTTTCTGCAACAAATGTTTATGTGGATTCTGAAATAAGTCCAATAACAGACAGTAATACAGATTTAGGAACTCCAATTAAAAGATTTAGAAGCTTATATACTGTAAGTGGAGTTTCTGTTTTTTTTACAGCTACAACAAGAGTGTATACTCCAGAAATACAATTAGGTAATGTTTTGTTGTCGCAATACAGCATCGTTACAACAGGTGATACAATTGATGGAAATTTACACGTAGAAGATTGGGTATAAAAAAACAACAACTATTTAATAATATAAAACAAAATATAACGCAAAATGGCAAATAGACCAGTAACAATTTTAGTAAAAAAGAAACAAACAACAGGTGGTGCGATACCGGGTTCTGCATTAATGGGAGAACCATTTGTAAATCTATTTGATGGTGTTCTTAAATTTTCTGCAACAACAGGAGGTTCTTTTGAACCATCTTCCCAAACAAATGTTTTTGAAGTAGGTTCCGCTTTGTATAATCAGAAAATTAGTAATCGTTTAAACATTAATAATAATTTTATTATCAGTGGTAATACCGGTACAATTTCTACTTATCAAGGAACTACAGGAGCTGGATTGGCCGGAACATTTTTATCAGGTACATCTGCAGGTTATGTTATTGCAAACATAGCTGATATCGCAGCTTCAACAGACTCTTATACTACTGGTGCTACTTGGGTTCCAAATACGTTAACACTTAAATTAAATCAAGGTAAACCAAATGTAACAGTTGTAATAGATACTTTTAATAATCTTACAGTAACTGGTAATACAACATTAAATACTTTAACTGCAACTACAGTTTCTGGTGGAACAATATTTTCTGGAAATACAAATCTTTATTCTATATTTTCACAACTAGGTTCAAGTGTACAAACAATAGGTCAAGGCACAAACATATTAACTGGTGGTACTGCAACAAATCCAACAATTAGTACAACTGCGTCTCTTACTGTTAATTCAATTACATCATCAGGTTCAAGTAACTTTAGTGCAGGTTTATCTGCGAGCACATTAAGTGGTGGAACAATTTATTCAGGAAGTACTGATATTTATAATATATTTGTTAATAAAGTTAATGCCGGCTCAAACATTACGATAGGTGGAACAGCAATTTCTCCT